GCTCCTACCACACGTGCTCCTACCACACGCGCTCCTACCACACGTGCTCCTACTACACGTGCTCCTACTACACGTGCTCCTACTACACACGCTCCTACCACACGTGCTCCTACCACACGTGCTCCTACCACACGTGCTCCTACCACACGCGCTGCACCTGGTTATACTTTGAAATCAGGTTGGGGATCAAATTTTTATAACGCCGTCGGGGGTGATTATATAACTACTACTGGGACAGATCCCGTAACTTTACTTTTAGAAAGAAATGGAAGTTTACTATTATTAGAAGGCAACAGTCCCACGGGTACAAAGATTATTTGGTCATTTGATAGCGGCAAGCAAGACGGAAATGCAACTTCCGGGTGGGATTCTTCAGAAAACCGTTATCTTATAAAACTCAACGGCAACGAAATTTGGGCTGCACCTCCTCGTTCTTGTCCAGCACCAACGGCGAAATTTATGGATGGTTGGACCAATCTATTTATCCAAGATTCTATTCTATGGTTAAGGGGATATAGCAACAGTAATGTATGGCAGTCCAATAAACCGTCGTTGTGTAATACATATCCATCAGTACCAACAACTCAACCTCCAACAACTCAACCTCCAACAACTCAACCTCCAACAACTCAACCTCCAACAACTGCTCCGACAACTGCTCCAAGTTGGTACGGGTACGGGAACTGGTTTTCTGGGTTTTAATTATATAATAACATTATAGTAAATGAATTAAACACGACTGCATATATAGTATAACATTATATATGCCTCACAAAAAGGATATACACAATAACAAAATGCGCCTTCGTCGTGGTCGCGAAGACCCCGAATCATCCGACGAAGAGGAGAATATTTTATTGGAAGCAGACGAAAGTGAAGAATATGAAACAATGACTGATTCGGATAGTGATTCAAGTTATGTCCCACCCACTAAAAAAAAGCGTCGCCATAAGAAGCGAATTGAATATTCCGACGAAGAATCCGATGAAGATTCTGATGACGAAACTGACCCTCGTAAAGTTCGCAAAACAATTGCTACTTTGTTCCCATCCAAATATATGAACAAAAGGATGAGTGACGATGAACAAGAAACCAAAATATCTTCTCGTCGATCGTCTAAGAAAAATGCTAAGAAGTCATCAAATAAGAATGTGAATAGAAAAAAGCGTTATGTTTCCGAATCGGAAAGTGAATATTCCGAAGATGATGATGAATATTACGATGATGAGGAGATGGAACGCGATTTCAATATTATTTTTTCTGCCCTTACAGGTGGTGGGGAAGAAAAAGGAGTCGATCAGAATGATAAAGACGCGATTGAAGATGAATTGGACGATGATTGCAATAGCGATGATGAGAAGACGTTTATGAAGGAAAATTATGAAATGGTCAATTTACCATCTCCTGCAAAGCCACTTTCAACACAAGTAGTTAAACGTGTAAAAAAAAATAAACATAATAAATCAGAATCATCTGAAGATGCGGAACCGGTTGATGCAGAAAGTGAATATAAAGAATTGCTTGAATTAAAAAAGCATTTGTCTCAAAAATTGGCGAAAAAACCCAAAAGTAAGGCATTGCTTAATGCTTTGGATGAGTGTAGAGATTCTATTCGTAAATTAGTAAAACAGACGCGTATGAAGAATGCGAAAAAATATTATAAAATGATTAATAGTGAGACAAAGCAGACCAGTGAAATCGATTATTTCAAGAAACAATTGTCCAATAAGGAACAATTGCGCGTAATGAAGGAATTGAATGAAATTAATGAGCATAGCACCATTAAGAAACCATATCGTTTGACTTTATTGGACAGTTCAATTCCACCCAAATTCAAGGCGATTGTGATGCAGAAGGTGAATACATTACGTATGATGGAGCCAGGAGACCCCGAATATTTTAAATTAAAGACGTGGGTGGATGGGTTTATGCGTATTCCATTTTCCACCTACAAAAATTTGAATGTGAGTATTGGTGACGGAATAGACGCGTGTAGTAATTTTATGGAAAATGCGAAAAAGACGTTGGATGATTGTGTATACGGACTCGATGATGCTAAAATGCAAATTATGCAAGTCATTGGTCAATGGATTACAAATCCGGATGCACTGGGAACTGCGATTGCGATTAAAGGTCCACCTGGGACGGGCAAGACTTCGTTGGTGAAGGAGGGTATAAGCAAGATCCTAGGTCGTGAATTTGCCTTTATTGCGCTTGGTGGAACGGGCGACGCGAGTTTCTTAGAAGGTCACGGATATACATATGAAGGAAGTTTGTGGGGACGCATTGTGCAAATATTGATGGAAAGCAAATGCATGAACCCTGTTATATATTTTGATGAATTGGATAAGGTGAGTGATACACCACGTGGGGAAGAAATTATCGGTATATTAACCCACTTGACGGATACATCCCAAAACAACCAATATCACGATAAATATTTTTCAGAAATCGATTTCGATTTGAGTAAATGTCTCTTTATTTTTAGTTATAATGACGAAAGTAAGGTCAATCCTATTTTACGCGACCGAATGTATCGTATTATGACCAAGGGATATGAAGCCAAAGAAAAGTTGGTGATTGCGCGCGATTTCCTTTTACCGAAAATTCGCGAACAGGTCGCGTTCAAATCCGATGAGCTTATTATTCCGGATGAAACATTGACCGAAATTATTGGAAATGAAATAATTACACAAGGCGAAGAAGGTGTTCGTAATCTAAAACGTTGTTTGGAGATTATTCATACCAAGTTGAATTTGTTCCGTTTGATGAAACCAGAAAAGAACATTTTCGCGAAGAATTTGGATATGGAAATTACTTTCCCAGTCACCGTTACAAATGACCACATAAAGAAACTGGTTGATTGTAAGGATGAACCGAATCAAAGCTTTTTAGCAATGTATGTGTAAAGGGAACCTAGGTTCCCTTTAAATCCCTCCTCGTAGTGGGGGCTCCGGATTGTTACAGAGCTAAATCCCTCCTCATAGTGGGGGGGGGCTCCATACGTAAGCACCTGACAATGATATTACAAAAAACTATATAAATGCGAATGTTGTATTTATATAGTAAAACATGAACGCCGACGTATATGCTATGATGAAAGCAATTGAATCCATAGAACGTGTCGATATTAGTGACCGTAATGGACTATATCGCCAAATCCATCAATTAATGGAGAATTATTTGGATCAGTTCTGTAATCATAATATTGTTACAGATTTAATTGATATTACTCCAGATCGTTCACAAACTATACGTTATTGTCTTCATTGTAAAAAGACATATGATTAATTGCAATGTCCAGGACAGGTTTGGTTTCCACCGCGTGTTGTAAGAAGATCCAATTGTTGTTGGTTTAGACACAAATAGCCATTAGAGTTGCTCATTTCAGAAGAAGTCGCACCACATTTTGCAGACAAACTACCAGGTGCAGTAACATATGGGTCCAACATTTCACCCGTTTTCGCGGGTCCGAATAAACCTGAAACCTCAGGAATACGTTGAGCACTAGGTTGTGCAGCAATACTGTCTATTAAGTATGCATCATCGATGTCCGTAGATTGTCCAGAAGGGTATTTGGCGTAATGAATGGGGCCCATATTTTGGTCTGTGAAACCTTCCACATCCATAGTATCGAATTTAGAGCCGTGATTGTAAGGAGATATTTTGCGTGCAGCCAAACAAGTAGTAAAAATGACTACAACGGCTAAAAATATCATGATCAAAAGAAGTCCGGTAGATAAATTGCCTGTATTTTTCATTTGAAACGAATATATATTGTAATGGAGAAAAAGTAATACACAATGAGTGTTATTCATTACGTGGACGATGGTGGCGCAGTAGTTGGAACGTATTCGTTCGTGTCGAGCGTCATATCAGTCAACGATTTATATAATTTATGTAGCGGTGCACTATAGCGGGTCAATGCAGGTGTTACGATTGCTGTATTTATTTGCTGTTTTAAAATACCGATTTGTTCTGGAATGGTTTTTAATTGATCTTCTACTGCCGGATTTTTGGAAGTGACCGAACTAATGAGTGTTTGCACATCGCCTAAATATTTCGACGACAACATTTTTGTGAAATCAGTAATTTCATTAATTTCGTCGATTGTGTTTTCGGGGAAAGTAGTATTCGCTTCCACGTTTTTATTAATGGCTTCGTTCGCATTATGTATCTCTTTTTGGTCATCTTCTGTTTTTGATTGAATGCCTTTATATGCGCTTATGGAGGCGTCGTATTTCGCAACTTTATCGTGAAACGCACTTTTCGCTTGCGCAAATTCAGTGTTTGTTACTATACTTTTATTAATCTCATTTTTACAGGCTTGACCATAATAATACATTGGGTCGCAATAATCCATATTATTATATGTTTCGTATTTAAGTGCTAAATATAACATTGCGTAAAAAATACTAAACATTATCAGTAATATTACTCCCGCAAAATAAGAAGGGGAATTATAAGTGTAATAAGTTAGGGACGCAAATTGTGTCATTATAATATAAGGGGTTTTTTACTCAACATAACACCCGCATATTATTCGCGAATTTTCACATCTTTTGTAGTCATAACGGCACCATCCGTCATATAATTATTTAAGACAAACGCGCCACCTAATTTTGAAATAGCATCGCGTAATTTTGCAATGTTACTCTGAATCGAAATTCCTAAATTGTTTGCATCCGCGTATTTGTCTTGGACCTCCGTATCAATCTTGCGCGAGAGACGTGATGCACTATCATTCAAACGTTCATTTGCGGTGCTTATATTACTACTTGCTGTTTGAATATCATTCATCGCTGTGCTTATGGTTTCTGCTTGTGCATTTCGAATATATGTCTCGAATTGAGCTTGCGGATCTTGACCAAACAAATAAGCATTTGTGATCACACTAATTCGATCACTATAATTGTAATAGTTTACGTATATGTATGCGTAACCAATTGCGGCAAACATAATTCCGAAAAAAAATATCACTAAACACGCTTGTCCCCATTTCATATATTGTGTCGTATCTGGTGGAACAAAATATGTCGTCATAAAATCATTTGTCGTTATTGGACCTGAAGCAGTATTGGACATCTATGGGTTGATTATAATATACATTCATTTCATATATTATAAACCAATGAATATACATAAAAACGTGTTTTATAAATAGTCTATAAACATGGATATAAGCAAGGATGAACGTTTGAATTTGAAAAAAATGGCTGGTGAAATGGGATACCAAGATAATACGGACAATATCCGTCGCCTAAAACACAGTGTGAAAATTCGCGACAATATTATTCGTATTGAGGCACTGAAAAAGGAATATCCGGATTTGCGTGCTCGATCTCCAGAACAGTTTTTTAATATTGTTCACACAGAATGTGCTTTCCTATACGACAATTATATGGATATTTTTACACGTGTAATGAAAGACGAAATTGATGTAGTTATTATGCAGAAATTTTTGATTGTGTTGAAATTAATTGAAGACGGACAACTAGACCAAGAACAAGGTTCCATTATGATTGGTCGCCAATTGAAAGATTTGTATTTGGATTCTGCTGTCCGTCGTGCAGATAATTTAGACAAAGAACGAGAAGCCGATGTGGTGGCTCCAGTAGAGGGGAAGGCCATTTCTTGGAAAGATTTTAAGCGTGGTGAAATCGCTTCTACCCTCCAAGCTTAACTATTACATAATCAAAAGCAATAAGCTTGTGATTATTTATGAATAATCTTACTTCTTAGTTTTGCGTGTTTTTTTGCTTTTACGTTTTTTATGGGTTTTTCTAGACCTTTTTGTTTTGCGCTTTTTATTTGTACGTTTTCCTCCTTTTCTTGGTGAAAATCCAAACAGATTCGTATTTATATTTGGTGTTCCTGGACTAGGGGAACCAAACCCGGCAAATGGAACGCTTCCCGTTGGTGTTCCTGGACTAGTAGGGGAACCAAACCCGGCAAATGGAACGCTTCCCGTTGGTGTTCCTGGACTAGTAGGGGAACCAAACCCGGCAAATGGAACGCTTCCCGTTGTTGTTCGTGGACCAGGGGAATCAAACACGCGACTACTACTATTTCCACTTGGTCTGACTTTGGTCTTTACAGCAGCGCTTGTTCGGTTTTTGTATTTATCCAAGTGACTATTAATTTCTTCTTTTGTAGGTTCCATAATCCCCTGATTATCTACCTTATTTATACTATCACAAAGCATAATTTCAGAAGGTAGATTCGGTCTAGGACGAACACTTTCCATTGGTTGAGATGCATATCCATCCAAACCTAAGCTGCATATGTAGTCTGCTACTTTTTGGTCTTCGTCTCCATCGGAATTTCGTTTATTCGTCGACCATCCATAATTGTTACTTAATATTGTCTTGATATTATCGGGAGCGTTATTGAAAAAGGTAGTGTTTTCGTCGTGATTATCTATCGCTAATAAATTATATGTCTCTTTGGTTGTATATTTATACGGCACGCCATACATTTTAGCTTCCTGTTGAAACATAGTAAAAAAATTATTTTCCTTTGTAAAAATATTCGGACCATCTTCTCCCGCACCTTTCTCCGGAGTTCCCTGAGGTTTGTTAAAGTCATTATATAACCGTGTATCACCACGATAAATATCTGTATCTTTAGGTAAAACATATACTTTGTATATTATATCTGATGTGGTAGTAAAATCACCCGTGGTTAGGTTCATAAGTTCATATCCGGACATGTTTCTAGTATATTATAGTGAAAGAAAAACACTTATATATGCATAAATGTATATAAAATATTGATGTATATACTTTTTATAAATGTCGTCTCCAATCAATCAAGCGATTCTCTATTTGTGTGTGGATAAATCAGACACTTCATTATTGAAGAAATATGAAAATGTGGTAGAAAAACACAACAATGAAATGCGTCATTCGAATTACCCAAATTCCGGTTTTGATTTGTTTTTTCCTAAAGATGTGAAAATTGGGTCCATAGCAACCGAAATGGTTTCTTTGAATGTAAAATGTGAGATGCATATATTTGACGCAATTACACAAGAAGGACGTCCTACAGGATATTATATGTATCCTCGTTCTTCCATTTCAAAGACGCCTTTGATGTTGGCGAATCACACAGGCATTATCGATGCAGGATATAGAGGAACTATTATTGGTGCATTTCGAAATTTGAATGGAGAATCAATACCTTATATGGTTGAACAATATAGCCGATTAACACAAATATGTGCTCCTGATTTACGTCCGATTTTAGTCAAATTGGTAGATGAAACCTTTTTCGAAGAAACAGAGCGAGGATCTGGCGGATTTGGTTCCACGGGAAATTAATTGAAATAATATGTGATTTATTTGTTTGATCATATATTATGTTTTCGGTCACATAATGTTTTCGGTCACATAATGTTTAGGAACGGTCTATAAACATTCCTTCCGAAATGCACGGTTTTACATCGGGTTCATCCATGAGCATAATACCCATAGCTGCATAATTATGTAAATCAATTAATGTATCGCGAATACTTTCGTCATTCACTAAATTCACACCATTTTTAGTAATAGACATTGACCGCTGTATCTTGTCTTCGATACGCATTAAAACACCAATAACCCCATATTTTGCAAAAGCATCACCATAATCCGCATTTTTTTTCTTGAAAAGTTCTAGTCCCGTTTTTTGAACAGCTTCCATTTGTTGAACACGGTCCATTTGTATTGTATTGCATATTATGATTATATGGTTTCAATAATACATTTATTTGTGTTTGATATAGTCCCAATATAATATACCGTGCCCATGCAGAACGACTTACTTGTGTATACAGGAAGTAGTTTAAAGAAGGCTTCTAAAGCGAGAGGCGGAAAACATGTTGTTTTTGATTTAGATGAAACATTGGGATCTTTTTCGGATTTGTATATTTTATATCAATGTCTGAATGATATTTCAGGTAATACAATCGAAAATACATCATTGTTTGTAAAACAATTACTCTCGCTGTATCCAGAATTTCTGCGTTATGGAATCACCACTATTTTACAATTACTATATCACAAAAAAAAGAAGAATATGTGTGATGGGATTCATATTTATACAAATAATCAGTGTATTCCGGATACTTGGACATATTTTATTATCGAATTTATTGAAGAATATTATTCACTGCCTACTTTATTTGGAGAAGTAATTCGATCTTTTAAAATTGACGGTAAAATCGTAGATCCACGACGGACTGAGCAAACCAAAAGTATTCGCGATTTGATGAATTGTATACTCATTCCGCGTAAAACTGAAATATGTTATGTGGATGATGCTCTACACCCGAAAATGAAACATCGCTATTTGTATTATTTGCAACCAAAACCATATTACCATAAATTAACTAAGAGGGCGATTATTGACCGATATTTGGATAGTGAATTTGTCGATTCTACTATACTAAAAGACCAGATGTATGATTGGTATAATGCGAAGGGCTACGTGTTGGATAGTTGTTCGAAAAATGCGAATTATATTGAAACAGACATTAATGTGTCCAAGAAAATAATGTATCATATACGCGAATTTTTTTTCTATAGAACAAAACACGTAAAGACACGGAGGTTACGCAAAAGCCCTGTATCGAAAACGCGACGATTACATAACAAAGACTGAAGACACTTGTAATAATAACAATTCGTCTTCAGATAAACGTTGAAACGTAACACAATCGTCATATTTGTATTGAATAAATCGGTTTTTGTTTTTACATAATATACAGGTTCCATTATCTGTGAATTTCACATCTACAACAATTCCACCATTCGTGAGTCGTCCGTTACGCAACCATCGAACGTGTTTTCCTTTATGCAATTGGTATACTTCTTGGATAATTCGATATTCTGTGAGTTTTTCACATATTTCCTGGATATTTTCGACTTGCAAGTGGTTTTCGCGCAATTCTTGGACAATTTCCGACGACAGTGTATGCAATGTTTTTCCTTCTAAATAATCCATATCCACATTTTCGGCAGCACGAAGGATAGTTTCCACATCTAATGTGGATTGCAACTCAATCTCGTTACGTTGTTGTTCAATTAAATCGCGAAATGAATCCATTATGCATTATACACGGGACACGTTTATATTTGTATGTAGACAAATATAAACACTTAGTTTCTTATTATATTAGCAATGTTAATCACTTTACGTTATATAAAACCAGACACACTAGGGATATTTACAAGATTGTTTAATACAATTGAATATTATATGTATCAATTGTGGATAGACATTCGCAGACCATTTGTAATGAATTTACCGTATTTTTTACCGAGACGATAATGGATTCGAAATCCCTTTATTGAATATTTTCAATGCGTGTTTTTCCAAGGTTTGGGAAATACCGGTGCTTAATAACAATAAAGATGCGCTTGAAAAAATAAAGAGTTGGTCTGATTCATTGCATTTGAATTTACGAAACGGATTGAAACGAATGACTAACAACAATCCAATGAATATATGTATTCCTGCATTCACTATATCTAAATATTCCGGTTTTACATACGCAATACCAAAAAGTGTTACGAAATAAAATATATAAAAAATGGTAGTTATTGTGTAATAAACCGGGTGTGATATAGTTTCGAACAATTGATCGAAGTGAGAATAAAACGAGCTCATTTTATATTATATAGATATAAAATGAAAAATCCCTTATTTCGTTGCGACAGCATCTTTGCTTAACCATACAATTGGGGACCATTCCACATAAGAACGTGGAAGTGATGGCGTAGGTAATCCCGGAATAATGTGTTGCATTACATAATAGGTCATATCGCGTAATTTGTTTTTATGGAAATCATCCATTGGATTTCGCCCGCCCGTATATTGATTGAATAAATCAATGGCCGCTTGCGTTGGTCTTCCTTGATTGGGACCCTTCTCGAAAAAATATTTGTTGATTATTTCTTTTGTTATTAACTCATTCAGGGGCGACGGAACGGTTATATTGTTTTGCGATGCATCTGTAATGGTATACCCAAACACAGTGCTATCACCAATAGTAGTGTCCTGGGTGTTCTCAACCATGGGTCCAACTGATGTATATGCAAGTAGACCATTTTTACCACGTGTAACAGTAACAGATGAATTGTTGTTTGTAGGTGCAGTGGTTGGAGTAGTTTCGCCGCTACTACTTCCACCTGAACTATCATCATTGCTACACTTGTCGGACAATCCTAGCGCAGTAGCCATACAACTTGAACACGACCCACATATTTTTTCCGCGGGAGTTTCTGGTTCTGATGTAGGATCTGACGACGACCCCCCCGATGATTCACCGGAAGTCCCTTTGGAATGTGTGTTAGTATTGTTATTGTTGATATTCCAAGCACCCTCTGATGCAGCGTGATATTGAAATGCAAAACTATATGTTGGATCTCCTGCATATACTAAATATGTTGGTCTTGGCGATATATGCACTGCGAATGGGGCTCTACCACTCCATTGAATGGGAGGCCAATATACTTTTGGAGTAGGGTTATTCACAGTCGGAATGTTCGGAATAACAATGTCCAAGATGTAATATCCAATATCCGTCAATTTGCTCTTGGAACTTTTCGATGCATTTCCATTAGACACACAATACTTCTTATATAATTCCACTGTATTCGAATAGGGCACATTGCTGTCGTCAAAATAATTACCAATCATAATATCAATAAACTGATTCATTGTTTCTGATTGATATGCACCAAATACAGGAGTTCCCATACGATCAATTGGTTGTAATGGATGACGAGTTGGACGAGGCAACGTGCGCATTGCTTCCTTTTTCTTGGACATCCACGATCCGATGATCGTTATAATAACGAATAAAATCAATAGTATATAGGTATAAATAGGTGTATATTTCATATTATATATTAGTCCTATAATATTGTATTATTCAGAATGCAAGAAGAAGAGAACAATGAGTCTAGAATCATAATCAACAAAAAATACGAAGTGTTGTCCAAGATTGGAAAAGGGCAATTTGGACACGTTTTTGGTGGAAAAAACACGAAAACGGGAGAACACGTCGCCATTAAAATGGAAATCTTGGACAGTTCTCTAAAATTATTGAAACACGAGACCACATTATTGAATTATCTTTGTAGCAAAGGTGTGAAATATATACCTTTTGTTTATTGGTACGGAATATTTTTGAAAAATCCGACGTTAGTTATGCCGTTATATGAACAATCGTTGGATGAATGGCTTCTTCAAAACGTAATATCCAAGAAAAGAGCATCCGAAATAGCGAACAAAATGGTGGAAATCTTGGACGCTGTTCATACACAGTGTATTATTCATCGTGATATAAAACCGCAAAATTTTATGTGGAAAGCCGGAAATATATATCTGATTGACTTTGGATTATCTACAGTGTATGTTGATGAACACAACCAACATATAATGTCCAAGAATGAGAATATGAGTATTCTAGGAACGCCTAAATTTGTAAGTATTCACGTTCACAATGGGGTTGACGCTTCTCGACGAGATGATTTAATATCAGTTGCGTATATTTACATGTATATGCAGGAAAACCAGCATATACCGTGGGAAAATGTCCAAGATCAAGTCGAAACGGAACCCAAATATGCGGAAAACCACATTTTATACTACAAAAACCAAATTCGGAAACAAAAGAAAATGGAAGTACAAGGACCACTTTTGAATTATTTATACAATTTGAATTACACAGAAACGCCGGATTATGGGAAAATAGCCGAATTATTATTATTGTAATCTTGGACATTATGTGATTTTCTTTTCAATACGTTCAAACATGTCTGGATTGTATACTAAGTTGCCGGTGGGCTTGTATTGTTTTGTAGAAGTATAATCTTTCTGACCATTTCCACCCGTTTTCGCGGAACCATTGTTTAATAACTTGGAATCCGGATTTCCATCATCGACAATTTCATTGGAATCATCCTTTCGTTTTATCACTTGTCCTTGATCATCTACTGAGATTCCAGTGCGTTTTTTGTATTCATTTCGAACATAACTCGGGATCCAATTGGACCAAGATACAAAAAGAGTATTGGGGTGTAAATAGCGAATATGAAACCGATTCTCTTCTAATTTTGCAATTAAATAGGCAATACATTCAGCTTTATCGTAAACTGGTTCTCCGAAAATATATTCAGGAACCGTGAACCAAATGTGTTGATCATTTTTCCGACTTCGACCAGTTAAAGTAATGCGATTGTGAATGCGATTGAGAATTTTATTGAAAATCGAAACCTGTTTCATATCACGCTTTTGTTTGTTATTGTAAAGATCGTCAATATTAATTTTCCCGACAGCATCACTATCCGTAGTGTATAAAAAGCAAGACATATTACTATATGTATATGAAAAAAATTACGATAATACACCGATGATTTATCGGTTACGGTTACATTGAAATAAATAGCACACAATCGGCGTGCGGATTTAAATCTTCAATGGTGTAAAAAGCTATTAAACATATGCCTATGTTTAATATAATGGAAAATGTCCAAGATGATTCTCAATATCCGAATATAAAACATTTAGTGATTTCAGGCGGAGGAACGTATGGGTTTTTAGCATATGGTGCTTTACGTGAAACGTGCAAGGCGGGGTTCTGGAAACGAGAAAATATTCAGTCGATACACACTGTATCTGTTGGAGGTATGATCGCAACAATGTTACTCTTGGACTATGATTGGGAAACTATGGATGACTATTTGATAAAGCGTCCATGGAACAAAGTCTTTCATTATGACGTCCAAACCATATTCAATGCCTTCGAAAATCGTGGATTATTTGATAATAATATGATTATAGACATAATGAAACCCCTTTTGTTGGGAAAAGATGTAGATTTGGACATCACATTAAAGCAATTTTACGAAAAAACGCATATTGATTTGCATTTATATGCGACTGAGACAACTGCTTTTGAATTGGTGTCTTTGTCTCATACAACTCATCCGGACTGGAAATTGCTTGATGCAATGTATGCATCTGCGGGATTACCTGTATTTGCATCACCCTATATTGTAGGAGACAAGAGTTATATCGACGGCGGTGTTTTCCTAAATTATCCATTAAAGCAATGTCTGAATAAGGAGGGTGTTTTGGAAGACGAGGTATTCGGTGTCCAAAAAGAGAGCATATATACAACTAGTAATGAAATCAGCAATACGTCTAACTTATTAGATTATATATTGATTTTGCTAGATAAAGTGCTTGCTCGTATTAATCAAGACAGTGAAAACAATGGCTTAATTCAACATGAAATGATCATTCGGTCATCTCCTATTTGTGCAACCGACTTATACCAATTCTCTATTTTAGAAGAATGCAGGAAAAACGGGATTGAAGAAGGAGTTGTTTTTGGAAGACGGTTTTTAGCTAATTATAAAGAGAAAGGGGGAGCTTTACCTATTGTAGAACCTGATCTATAAATTGTTTGAGATTGCTTGTTGTTATTTTCGCATCATAATCAATACGTTTTTGATCCTTTTTCATTATAATGGTCGGGTATCCATCGATCGAATTCTCTTGAATGCGTGGATCGTCGCCATCGGTGCAATCCACGGAAATGCAGTTAATTTTGTAAAAACCCTTTTCCGTGTTGTGATATTCCGTTTTGAATTTGTTCCATTCAGGTTTGGCTGTTTTACAATGAGGACACCAATCAGCAGAGAAGAACATAACATCAACCTCGCTTACGCGTCTATTGTTGTTCGACATATTTTCGGCACCGCGATTATCAATAATGGGTTTTGCGAACCATCTATATGCGTACATACCAGCGACACTAAACAATACTATTAAAAATAGAATGAGCAAATAACGTTGGTATGGCTTTACGTAAGATTGGTAGAGAATATCAACAATATTGTCGGACATGATTATATTGTATTGATACATAATTAAACTAAAAAACAAACGGCAGATTTACCGAAAACTTTCTTTTATATTGATTATATAACATGGCTAAAACACGGAGTAAAAAAAGGGGGCAAAAAAAAACTTATACACGTAAACACTATCAATCAAATGACGGTATGCTTACGAGTGTATGGGGTCCTAGTGCGTGGCACTTCTTGCACACAATGAGCTTTAATTATCCAATGAATCCAACGTGTGACGATAAACGCAATTATCGCAATCATATATTGAATTTACAACACGTGTTGCCTTGTGGAAAATGTCGCATTAATTTGAAGAAAAATATTGCAAAATTACCTCTACGGTTCAAAGATATGCGCAATCGAACCACGTTTTCAAAATACGTATATAAATTGCACGAACTAATCAATAAAATGTTGGGAAAAAAATCGGGATTGACTTACGATGATGTGCGCGAGCGTTACGAACATTTCCGATCCCGGTGTTCATTATCTTCGGACGAACAAGAAGAACTGGATCGTTTAGCAATAAATGGTAAAAAAATAGAAAATGGTTGCACTGAACCGGTATATGGTGAGAAATCGAAATGTATTTTACAAATAGTACCACAAACTACGAAATGTGATACATTTCAAATGGATAAGAAGTGCATAAAACAACGATAAATTGATTCGAAACAATATCTTCCTTTTTTATAACCGAGAATATATATACATAGATGTCTCATTCATTACAACACGTAAGATTGCCGGATGAAACGAACATACATTTAGAGAATAATCAATTACCAACGTCGGAGACTTGCGATCCTTATATCGAGAAACCATTTACAACTCCTGGACAAGTTTCAGACAACTCAACCGAACATATCAGAGAAATCGATTTGTCTAGATTGAAGAAAAAGAAGTCCAAGAAAACAACGATTCCATTTTGGGCAGAAGACCCGAACATTTTGCTACAACAACCTTACACTTTCGAATTTTTCCCTGTAACCACCATGACGTTTAATCAGAAATTGAATGCGATTACAAGAACTGTTTTAGTCATGACGATTATTACATTTGCCTTGAATAAAAATACGCGCATTTTGGGGGTTTCTGCATTCACAGTGCTGGCTATTTTCTTGTTATATTACGCAAACAAACAGCAGAAAAAAGATGAGGGGTTTATGGGGGCCGGATATTTGACCCCGGACAAGAATGTTCCTGCTATGGGGCCACAAAAACACCGCAAAAATGCAAATGAAATGCCTCCTTCCGGCGATTTTGCGGATACATTTCAGAAACCAACACCGGAAAATCCTATGGCGAACGTGTTATTGACTGACTATGACTATAATCCACACAAAAAACCTGCACCGCCTTCTTACACTCAAAAAGGCCACGATACCATTTTGGAAGAAGCCAAGAAAATGGTTGTGGAAGCCAATCCTGGACAACCAAAAATTGCCGACAAATTATTTGGTGATTTAGGCGATGAACTGGATTTTGAACAATCTATGAGACCCTTTTATTCCACTTCCAATTCGACTATACCCAATGATCAAAAAGGGTTCGCCGAATTTTGTTATGGTGATATGGTGTCTTGCAAAGAAGGTAATCAGTTTGCCTGCTCTCGCGATAATCCACGTTACGATTTGTATTAAGTCGATGTGAGCATTATTTAATTACTTCGTCTTTATAGGAAGTAATTATATATAGGAATAGTATAAAAGGCAATGTCTTCTGCAAATAACTTTTCATTTTATAACTTAGATCGTATTGAAGACGATAAAACGTGCGAGAGTCAACGCACCGCACAAAACACTCGTTATTCCAGTTATACCACATCGAACTTCTTTAGCGAATTACCATCAGATTCACACGTTCAGTTTGCTACATCTCAACCAGCCATTGTTCCTGACGGTAATTCGGGAAGTGGTGTTGGCGGAAACAATGTGGAAAGCGAATCATCATTGCTTTTGAAAACGGAGCAAGAGCGTCATTTAGGTAAATTAAGTCTTATGTCTCGTCCCTACGCCACCGTCCCTTTTTTAGGTCGTGGATCAGTTGATCCCGCGTTAGAAAGCCAACTTTTGGAGGGGGAACAGGCGAAAGACAAAAAGAGTGTATCCACTGTTATGTCCAAAAGTTTCATGGGATATACAATGTATCCTACAGACAGTAATATGGAAGACCGCGTTCACAATACAAAGTATACAGTCGAAGAGAGCGCGTCTAATACATGGATTCGTGGGGGTGCCGATACTCGCGGTATGGCTCAAGATACAGGATTGGCCCAGAACAATCGTTCTACTAACAAGTCCTTTTAGGAATACGAATATATATAGTGCTACTATATACATATGAGTAGCTGTGGCGCTAAATCAATACAAGGAGGTAAGGTCGCAAAACGCACCAGGAAGTCAAGAAAGGTAAAAAAGACGGCAAAGAAGGCAAAGACTGCAAAGAAGGCAAAGACCGCAAAGAAGCGTTCTCTTTTGAGCAGACTGTTCAAATTTTAGGAAGTCTAGTCAAAACAATTTAAACATAGAGGTTGCAATTGTTTATTATGGATAAAGAAACACCATATCAATATCAATTAAAAGACGTTCAATACGACAATGATGCGGGATATCGAAGTTGCCTGCGTAGACTATTTTGCATGATTACTCCACAAGATTTAGACAAAGATCTGGATGAAATTACAATGGATGAAAACAATTACGATGAAGAGTCTGCAAAAAAAGGAATGAATTTTATTTATAAAAGAACACATACTCATCCTCTATTTATGATTTTATATAAAAAAGCAGCAGGTTGTATGCTTTCGGTAGATTCTGAAATAGGTTTAGCCGTTTTGTTTTCGTATGATTACATGACCTCGTTTCATAAATGTGTCCAATGTTTTTTCTCAAATCCGAATAATTTCAACGAGGAATGTGACGAATACGCCGAATTACACACAAAACTCACATAGCGTGTTTGGGGGCACGCGATTAAATATATAGATATTATAAAATGGCTTCCACCAGAAATAAAAATAGTCGTGGCGACTATTGTTTGGAGCAACGTGCATTTGAACAACAAATTCATTATACTACAAACCAGGAATATGCTTTTGCACCGCGAACAATGAATCCTGGGGCTGGATTGTTACAAGGACAGTTGCCTGATACTTCTCTCTCGGGTAATCCCAAAGATATTGAATCCTTTCTGTTCGGTATTGGTTCCACCAATTTAGTGGAACCACAAGCACCTGTAAACCCTGAACTTAAACACCTACCCGAATTGTCCATTGTCGATCGTAATGTTCCTCTTATTATGCCCAAGGAATTGGTTACAGAGAAGGATCAACGTCCATTTCCAATTCCTAACTAAACATTTTACAAATCCATAAAATTGATTTGTAAATTCATTTTTATATGGAGTCAAACAACATAAGTTTGACTTATTATAATGATGCAACTACGTCACAAATACTCTGCTACTAAAACGCGCTCTCAACGTAGCGCTAAAATCGTTATTAAAAACGAAGAAAGTGACGAAGACGACGAAGGTGCAGGTAGTGGTGGAGGTGAATCTGAACGAAAGATTACACGAGATCGCAATCACATTTATTTTCATTCGGAAGTTGATAGAGGAGCCATATTCGATCTTATTGGACATATTCGCAAGGCCGAAATGGAAAATATAATTATGGCTCATCAATATTGCACTGAAGCCATTCCCATTTATTTGCATATCAGTTCTTACGGAGGGTCTGTATTCGACGCTTTGACCGCCATTGATGTAATACAAGCTTGCAAAGTTCCGGTGCATACCATTATCGAGGGTGCAACTGCTTCTGCTGGAACGTTAATGAGTGTGGTGGGAAAGAAGCGCTTTATGCGTCCCAATGCTTATATGCTTATTCACCAATTGTCTTCTGGATTTTGGGGGAAAATGTGTGAAATTGAAGACGACTTTGAGAACAACAAAGCAATTATGGATAAAATCATAACTATTTATCGAAAACACGCGAATATTCCGAAAAAGGAACTTGCTGAAGTATTAAAGCACGATCTATGGTGGGATGTTTCAAAGTGTATGAAAAATGGATTGATTGACGAGTTGTGGGAAAATGCATAAAAATTTAGTTCATATACAATATGAAATAAACATAAAAAATTAAGATTATTGAAAAAAACCAAAGAAAAAGTCGAGCAAAGAACCGCTCTTTTTCATGCCTTCCTTTTCCTCAGTGGAAGGAGTTTCCTCACTTTCCTCAGTGGAAGGAGTTTCCTCACTTTCCTCAGTGGAAGGAGTTTCCTCACTTTCCTCAGTGGAAGGAGTTTCCTCACTTTCCTCAGTGGAAGGAGTTTCCTCACTTTCCTCAGTGGAAGGAGTTTCCTCACTTTCCTCATATGGAGTGGGTATGAAGATAGTTTGAATCCACTGATGCAATTCACGTAACATTATAGAATATTATTACATAAGATCTTATACAAATATAATATCTTATATGAGACCCCCTTTTATGTTATCACTAATTGAATGAGACAATGATTTTCACATTCTCCTTTTTAATACATTTACAGGCAGATATTGAAAGTTCTTCGCGCTTCTTTCGAGTCTTTCCGTTTTTATCGTTAATTAAAGTAATGTTCGTCGTTTCCGAATTATCATCATCACGATTAGACGGACTATTTTTCTTTTTCGAAATACTATTGCGGGAATTCATATCTTGTTCAATATCATCATAATTTTCAGTAATATAATCAATAATGCCGTTCTCGATCGCCCACTTGAAAAAGTTTAATTGGCCAATCGTCGTCTCCATACACGTGTTTTCTTCATAGGGAATACTAATACGTTCCCATCGACAAAATGGGTCAAATCTGCGCTTGGAATATGCTTTTAATTTCAATTTGTAATCATTATATACTTTGAAGCGTTGTACGGAATTATCTCCATCGCGATTTGATGTAAGTTCGTAAATGGTATACTTCATTTTTGCATAATTCGTCACAAACCAATCCACAATGCGGAGTGATATTTTGGACTCACCATTAATAATTCCCATCATTTGGCGCAATCGACTTTTATCCTCATAGAAATCCATAAGACAATTCATTAACAAATCATTTTGTGTGTGTAATTTTTTCGATTGATAACTTCGCATAGACATGATTTATTCTAATAAACATATTTTACACGTTTTGTTTAAATACGTTTTATTATTTAATGATTTTTACATTGGACAAATACTTCGAATGCGTTTGTTGAATTAGTTTTAACGTATCATCCAGATTATACCATGCACCGACTTTGACCCATTTGTTTTGTTCCAACTTTTTATATGTTTCAAAAAACTCGGTAATTTCGTCCATTTTATGAGTATATAAATCATCCATATTGTGAATATATTTATAATGTGGGTCATCTTTTACTATGGCTAATACCTTCTCATCACGCCCCTTTTCATCCTCCATATCTAAATAACATATGGGTTTCACGTTGACCATGGTTCCTGGTTGCAATGGCTGGCTACATAATACTAAAACATCCAATGGGTCGCCATCGCCACATAACGTTTGGGGTATAAAACCGTAATTTTCAGGGTATACCACAGACGAATGTAGAATTCTGTCTAAAGTCAGGACATTATTCATATCATCCCATTCATATTTTACATTTGATTTTTTTTGAACTTCGATAAAGGCGGGAACCACTTGAGGATAATCCTTAGACTGGATCGGATATTGATACATATAATGAATATATAGACTATATATTTTACGCAAAAAACGAAGCGTAATTGATTTGTATAATTACTGATTTTTCAATTATACAAATATTATGCGACTACAACAAACAACACAAAGTAAAAAACTGTGTATTTAATTGCTGTAAGCAATACCAGCCATACCAGACATAACTCTTAGCACGTTATAGTTGGTGGCGTAAACACGGACCTTAGCAGTGGCTGTTCCACCGACAGTGGCGGAGGAAAGAACAAGTTGAAGGGTGGCGTTATCAATACGGGAGAAGTTGCAACTTCCGGAAGGTTGGTGTTCCTCAGGGCGAAGAGCGAAGGAATACACGTTAATACCGGTGTCGGGGTTGCGGGTGTGGTGTTGGAAAGGTTGGACAACATCGAAGTAGGAACCCTCACGCTCGGAGAAGCGGTCCTGGCCGTTAAGCTGAAGCTTAGCGGTGACGACAGGGTTCTCACCCCAGCAATGCATGTCGAGGGCAGTCTCGGAAAGAACGAATGTTCCGGCGTCAGAGACGTAGGAACCCTCAAGGGAAGCACCGGCGGCAGCACCCATAGAGGTCTCAGCACCGAAGATGTTGGGTTTACCAGAGGTGAATTGATCCCATTGCTTACCGTCTTCAGTAGCACCCATAGCTCCAGGGTCCTGGAAAAGACCACCGGTAGTGATGAAGGCATCAGAACCAGAGGTTTGGTCAGGGCCACCGAAAGCGTGGACGGCGTTGGGAAGAGCGTCAATAGCATCAGTGTAGTTGAAAGGTTGGGCACCAAGGGTCTTGTAAAGGGTCTGACCACACTCCAAAGAGGAACAGTAATCAACATTGGCGTCAGGTTGAACAACCCAGATAAGCTCCTTACAGGGGTGGTTGAAGTTGAGCTTGATCTTGTTGCTGGAAGAACCAACAGACTCGTCACCAGTGAACTGAAGTTGTTCAATGAGATACTCGTGAGGGTTCTGGGCCATCTTTCTGCGCTCGTCAGTGTCTAAGAAGACATAGTCGATGTAGAGAGAAGCGGCAACAAGAGATTGTTGGTAGGCAGCAGAGACAGATGCGGAACCTTGGGTGCAGGCAAGAGACTTGACGGCCCATAAGCACTCACCGATGGGGCGGAAATCAATGTTGATCTTGACCTCGTGGTATTGAAGGGCAATAAGAGGAAGAGCAAGTCCAGGGTTTCTGCAAAACCAGAAAAGAAGAGGAATGTAAAGAGTGGTCTCAGGAAGAGCGTTGCGGGGAGCGCAAACCTGGGAAGGACCACCAGCGGCGGAACAGGGACCGCTCACGTTGGCGAAGGAAGGATCAGTGATGTAGGTAAGCTGGGTGGTATTACCGATCATCTGGTGGTAACCGCGAAGTTGCTCAGATGACATGGTAAGTTGGTTCCAGATGTGCATCCAGTCACCGTATTGGCGGTCAATACGTTGACCACCAATCTCGACCTCAACCTGGGCAATAAGTTGCTCACCGATGAAGTCTAACCAGCGTGCATAGACACCATCTTCGTCCTTGGTCTTCATGGATTGGTTGATCTCGGGAAGTGTAACTTGTAAGTAGGTGCGGTAGCAAAGATCACCGTTTCTGCTGATGGTGCAAGTAACGCGGCGACCGAAATCGGCCTGACCGGAGAAGGTCTGTTCAATGCTCTCCATAGCGAAGTTGGTGTGGCGTCTGTAGGACACCTTCCAGAAAGTGATCTCGGGGGTACCGGTAAGGAATACGTCTTGGGCGCCATAGGCGACGAGTTGCATGAGTGCTCCAGCCATTGCTTCTTATATATATCTTGTTTTAGAAAATAATTTCAGGAAAAGGCATTTAATTGCGACAAATTGTTCAAAAATAACGCTCCATTTTACAGAAATTATCGCTCAAATCGGGTGAAAACACTGCATAAACACGGCATAACTATGTTTTTAACGAAAATGTGCATAAAATTGTAAAAATGATTATTTTGCTAAATAAAGGAGGAACGTCCAAGCACCAAAAAGACAAATGCCTAAATGAAAAACATTACGGGAATATCCAATTTCTCACTTCGGTCTATATGTTTTTCTTCGTAAAAATACAAAAATTATTACGAAAATGCAATGTTTACACGGATTATGCAGTGGTGCAAAAAATAATAACGTATAATTGAAACATATTATATATGGATATTTATGGCGTTTTTTGCAAAATGTCCATATCGAAGTTGGATTGAATGAAAGTTTCTAAATAGTTTTCTTTGAATATTTCGCGTTTTCCTTCGTGTTTTTTGGTGAAAATGTATTCGGCGTCTTTCTTCTTCACTGTCCAACCCTTTTCTAAAGCATTTGTTAAAAATACCATGATTTTGAATTGTTTGGATGGGACTTGGACGGTTTCTGGTATTTCTACACGAAGTTCGGACATATTGAATAGAAATTTTTATATATTCAATATGATACTATTTATTTGCGATTTCTACGGGTCCTTTTGATTGCTTGCTTGATCCTTTTTTGTTTTGTTTTCTTCCTTTTTGTATTATTTTTTCGCATCTTTCGCTTTTTCAATGTGCTTCCTCCCTTCGTTTCCCTATAAAATTGTAATGCTGGTTTACTTTTCCAAGCTTCATAATATGCAGTACACGTTTCAGTTCCTAGTGACTCTACTAATTTGTTATATTGCTCTAGCTGTTTCAGCAGCGAATCACCTTTAGCGTTTGGAAACTGTTCAAGTGCAGTATCATATGCTTTCTCTAATTTTACACCCTGCACCCACGGCATACTTGTAGTATCATTGAAATATGTATAAGTAACATAATTTAATACACCTAGGTGCTGATCTTCATCTTTCAATTTATTAAAAATTTCGTCATTATAACATTTGCAATACCGACATAATGTTAGATAGAATTGGTCAGATTGCTGGGGAGTAAGTTGTTCATTTTTCAATAATGTATCTCTGTAGTTTAATAATAAACTGGCGATCATCTGTGCACAATTATCATACTTTATTGTAATATCGTTTGCAGCTGCTTCCTTAGACACTAGTGGGAGAACTTCATCTGGATTCATTTTTACGCCAGATGCTACTGACGCTATTTCGGAATCGATTTGGTTCATTCTAGCATCAATAAACTCCTGACCGCGTTCAATGATGTTTTGGGTTATACCTGGTAATTGATTAATATGTATATCCAAAGCAATTATATCACTAGAGTCGTCTACAACATCACTATAATATAGCTTTTCTAACAGAGACATTCTATTGAACTGCGATTGAGAGACATTTGTTGGAACCAAACGAATACGACATATATATCTTGCGATTTCAGCTAGTAAAGAATACCGTACGTGTTGCAGAGTGCCCGATGCAGTCATTTCTAGCAGTACTTGTTCCCCATATAACATTGTTATTAATGCACATAATCCATCCATTGTTGCTAGTATAGCTGCAGAAGCTTTGGGTTTTAATATGCTGTTAATCCATTTTGTAGTTAATGGTTGCATCCCATCGGCAAATATTTTACCCGACGCTATGCGAAATAATTTACTAAATAATTCTGTATTAACCTCATTACCCGCGGACATTTTTTTGGATCTTTTGTTCGACTTTGATTTCTGCGGAATAAGTGATAATATTTTTTCTTCAATTTTTGTTTTGTTCTCTACACTTGCACCGTCTTTACGAGATTGTTTCCCTACGTCTTGTTCTGTAGGCAATAGTGCATTTGTTGATTTAGCAGCAATTGCTGCTATACTAGAATCAGTATGTTCAGTAACATTACCATCAAGAGTTCCTACGTCTAAAACCACTTGTCCAAATTCAATTAACGTCTCTAATTCGGATTCCATCATTCCTGTTGTTTCAACATCTATTCCACATTGGCCGTCATTATTATCTAGAGCAGCGTATGAAAGCCCCATAGAACCTCGCATAAATAAAAATATTCTCATCAACCAGTGTCTTAATGACTCAACATCGCCATCATCTATGACTTTGCCCATACTTTCTCCTGCTGAAATCATTTCCACGTTCAACCCGAGGGTAATAGGTGTTTCATCACGTGATCTCTTTTTTCCTTCGTTTCCTTCGTTTCCTCCGAGCACTATATCTGATATAGTCTTTGATCTACTAGGACTAAATAATTTCCCTGTCTCAGTATTAAAATTCAATGCACACGCCGTATACGCATCTATGCTCTCATTGCAACGTGTAAATCCGTGCATTGATTCATCAGATACATCTTGAAAATCACCGAAAGTTGTAGGAGCTTTTGACTCTCGTGATGATCTACGCATTCCCTGTACTTCTGCTGGTACATCAACCGTAGCGGGTGGTGGTGGTTTCATTTCGGTTAATATTTCAGATAATTCATTGATCTCCACAGTGTTCAGACTTCCCTCTTTAATTCGAATCTGATTAGCAAACACCTTACTTATCATGGTCATAGCATCATATAGTTGACGTTTTGTTATATTTGCTCGTTGTTTGTTTACACTTTCTATATATCTGTTTATTTGGTCCATACCGTGGTCATATGCAATCTGTTTGAATGTATTACCAGTATTTTCATCAATCGTATCAACATTCCATTGAGGACACGCAAACTTCAATATATTTAATATATTTTTAAATAAGGGTATAACCACGGCATTACCATTGTAGTCTGGTTGTTCCCGTTTTAACATAAGCTGAAGAAAATTTGTATCTGCAACAGTAAATGTAAATCCATAAGCATTTTGAAATTGTCCTTGGATTTCATTTATGATAGATTTAGCACTCTCATTCATTGCTTCTGATGGTGGAAATGTATTGCCGGTAGCACTATCGTAAATCGAACTAAGTGTTTTCCCATCCGAAACAGAAACCGTAATTTTACGATTTTCCACCTGTTCATCAGTAGACTGTTTTAACATATTTGAAAAACCTGCAATTGCACGTTTCAATGCATCGGGCATAATTATAATAGTATTGTTTGGATCAACCATAGCGGCGTTAGAAAGACCAGTTTGTGCCTGCATAATGTTTAAAAAGTGTTTTGGATCTGTATCATTTAATATTGTACCACTTTCTGTATCAGTTATTCCAAATTCCAATACTGGTTTAATCAAACCTTGTTGATTTGTATAAAACAGATACTGTCCCTTGTTTACATTGTATTTGTATAACAATTTCTTTGCTTCTGTAAAAAACCCAGATGAGGTTTCTGTGAATTGCTGCAAGAAATCTAAATTAGCCTCTAACTCGGGAAATAAGCTCCCAAACGTAGAAATCCATACTCCTTTATATAATGCAAATGTAGTTTGAAAATCGGCAATCATCTCAGCTCCTTCGGATGCATCGTGTAAAAAATCGATTAACCACGCGATTATGTGAATTAATTCTATTTTAACATTCTGATAAGGTATTCCACCACCGGCTGCTTCTAATGGGGGTCCACCACCTGCTGCTTTTCTCCCGGGTATAACAGCTGCTGCTGCTTTTACTCCGGGTCTACTTGCTACTGCTTTTACTCCGGGTCTACTTGCTACTGCTTTTACTCCGGGTCTACTTGCTACTGCTTTTACTCCGGGTCTACTTGCTACTGCTTTTACTCCGGGTCTATTTGCTTTCATTCCTCCTGTTTATTATATTTATTATATAATAATCACATAAGTTATAATAATTGCACAAGTAACTAAATAAATTCTCACACAACAAACATAAACATTGACTCCGATTTTTATCATATATTGTAAAAATCATGGCCCTGTCATCAAAAAAAGTCCAAGCCAAACAAATGACTTCTCTTGATGAAAAACATACGGAAATGTTAGATTTATTCAATGAAAATGAAACCGAAACCATCCCCCAATTACAAATAGAAATCGAAGAATTGAAAACGCAAATAAAGTCTCTCCAGAAAAACCAAATTGAACTGAAATTAGATATGAAGGATCAAATCAAAGAAAAGCGTGTTGTTATAAAACGCCTAAAAGAACAAAAAAACAAATATCTCTTGGACAATTCCCAATATATTTTCGATTATTTTGAGCAAAAGAAGCAAATCTCATCAGGAGAACCGACACAAAACGTCACAGTCTTGAATTCCTTTTTCAAAGTGAAATCGACCAACCCCGAAAGGCAGGATGTGGATAAATACAGCCAGTCAAAGAAAATGTATATTGAATATTGGCGAAATGTGAATCGTGAATTCACTAATCCACAAGATTATTTACTCACGTCCGATGTATGTGATGTATGCGAGAAGGGGGAAATGGTCGCACAAGATGAAGAGGGAATTTTAATATGCAACAATACTCAATGTGGTCGATTTATTACCTATATTGTGGATAGTTCCAAACCGAATAACAAAGACCCGCCGAATGAAGTATCTTACACGGCTTATATTCGTCTCAATCATTTCAAAGAAATATTGTCGCAATTCCAAGCCAAAGAAACAACGCAAATTCCCGAAGAAGTGATAGAACAAATCAAGGCGCGTATTAAGAAAGAGCGCATTACAGACATGAAGCAAATCAATTACGACAAAATGCGCGAGATTTTGCGGAAATTGGGTCTCAACAAATATTTCGAACATATTCAATATATCAATTCTCTATTTGGCGTGAAACCTCCCATTATGAATGAGGAATTACACGAAACATTATGTGTGTTGTTCATTGAAATTCAAAAACCGTGGGCAGTGCATTGTCCTGCAAATAGGACGAATTTCTTTAATTATACATATACGCTATATCAATTATGCACACTCTTGGATCAGACACAATATTTGCCGTATATTCCTATGATGAAAGATCGGGAAAAACAATTGGAACAAGATATGATATGGAAGAAAGTATGCGGGCATTTGGATTGGGAATTTTTCCCGACGGTATAATAATCTCTAAATACAACCCGAACACTGTTGTATTTGATATTAGTAAGGGTGTTGATAAACATAGGAGTGACATGAAAATGGTCATCCCCTCCACGTATTTATTTAATAAAAAGGGTATTAGATTACACATTCCTTTTTTCCCATAATAATATAGAACCAGATGTATTCTATATTATTTCATGTATCCGGAATAGCCATCCTTGAAATATGTTTCTTTTTTTACTACGTGGGTCCAATGGAGACCCAAATGTTTGAAAAAACGGTGCGTAAATTAGCAAATGAACCAATGCAAAAATTCGACGCATTTTTAATACAAAATGAAGCAACTCCCCAAACAATTCAGTATATCACCAGTGCATTATTCGGCGAAACATCCTCCGTTGAACAAAGTCTTGAATTACAATTGTATAACAAAAGCAATGAAGACGAGGCAAGGCGAATGGAGAAAAATGACGAACTTTTTATCCAAACTATTGAATATTGGGGCGCATTGGCGTTTTTAAGTGTTTTGGTCTTTTTAGCGCAATGTAAATATCAACAATATCAAAAAATGCAAAAAGAACGCGGTCTTAATCAAGAAATTGAAATGGGTGATTGTATTCCATTGAGAAATGATGACCCGCGTTCGTATAGGAAGGGGTCCATTGATGAAAGTGAATCCCCACATTATGAAGAAACAAAACATAAGGACTATTGTTGGAAAATAGGCCATTATACACTATTCGGTAGTTGTATCATTTTTTTCCAATATCTGTTTTTTCAAAATATTGTGTTTTATTACGACCCACTATCCGATGGAGAAGTTCGGTATTTGATTTACAAAGGCATTGAACCACTATTAGAAAAATATAATTTAGCATAAGTCCTTTATTACATCGTAGCAAAAAAGGCCTCATTGTTCGGCATGCGACCCAATAAATTCTGCATCATTGTAAAACCGTCTTGTGTTCCACCTTTTTCCAAAATGCATCTGCGATAATGCAATCCAATGTCGCGGTTGAAAATATCACCACTGTTTTTAAATACTTGGAATACTTCGGCTGCATATACCTCACTCCACAAATACCCATAATATCCACTTTCATATCCACCCATCAAATGTCCGAAATTCGCCGCCATGCAACTTTCACAATGCACTAGTGGACTATATTTTGACTGAAACTCATCATATGTAGTAATCACATCTCTGTGTTCTGACGAGGAATGCAACTCCATATCATAAAGGGCAAATTGCAATTGACGAATATAATGCAATCCGTTGAACAATTGTTTGTTGTCCTTTAGCTTCTTCATCATATCTTCGTCCATCACTTGACCCGTCTCATAATGACTACTGATACGAGTTAAAAATTCGGGTTCATAACACCAATTTTCTAGAGCTTGACTTGGACATTCTACAAAATCTTGCTCTACTGCGGTTCCACTAAACATAGAAAAACGGTTTTTCGACATCAATTGATGGAAAATATGACCCAATTCGTGGAAAAAAGTCTCTACTTCACCAAAAGTCAACAAACTAGGCTTTTCCTTGGTGGCTCTGGTAAAATTGCACACCATCGCAGATACAGGCGTGCTACGTCCATTATCATCCATATAAGCCTGCTTTAGTGTAAAAGCGGCGGCGTGTCCATACTTCCCTTCACGAGGATACAAATCCACATAAAAGTGACCAATCAAATCCTCACTCTCTCCTTCAACCGCATTATGCACCGCATAACACTTTACCGAACTGTGCCATGTTTGGGATGCCTCTAATTCACATTCAGTAATGCGCAATTGAAAAATAGTCTCAAATGTTCCTAGCAAATTCGGAAGCAACTTTTCTAAAGGGAAATATTTTTGCACCTCTCGTTGGTCTAGTTGCAATACGGATTTCTTATACAAGTTTGTGTAATAGGATAAGTTCCACGTTTCCATTTCTTCCTTTCCAAAATGTGCAGCCAAATTTCGAACATCTTGTGTGGAAGAATTTTGCATCTTTACCACTAAATCATCCAGAAATTCGCGCACTTGTGTTGAGTTTTTCGCCATTCTACGATTGGACAAAATATAATCAGCGTAATTTGCGTGACCGAGCATTTTCACCTTGTCTTTGCGCAAATCCAATGCCTTTTGCAAAAGCTCGTGGTTCTTATAGGGTTCCTTACCGCGCATACCAAACAACTGACTCAATGATTTGCGAGTAGTCTCAACTTCACAATAAGGCATTATTTTATTAATGTGATCATATTGGGTAGTGATTTTGTATGTATCATCCTTTTTGTCCAATGTGCCTAAAAAATCGCGATCTACACCCTTAAGTTCTTCTTCGGACAAATACAGACAATCCTTGACGTCGCTTAAATTCGCGCTATATTGAATAGCTAATTCGGAAAGTTGTGTATTTACAGCCTCCAATTTGTTGCGTGTTTCTTCATCCAAATGAATTCCGCGATGTTTGTAATTCTTCATGGTTCGTTCCATGTATAAGATCTCCTCACCTTCGAATTCATTTAGGAAAGTTTCATAAAAAAGGAGAATTGCCTTGTATAGATCAATATTCATAGCCCATTTGTTTCCAAATTCGGAAAGCTGTTTAGAAGCGGAAATTGATGCATTTCTCATATCTTCGTCTGGATGCACATATTGCATAAAATCGTAACACTCTTGTTCTAAATCCCAAGGTTCGGTCATTGCAAAATAGTCGAAAAACTCGGTCTTGGTTGAAAAGACTTTTGAACACAAAGTTTGATGCCATTCTTCATAACGCTCTAAACTGTGCTTAATCCCATTTTCAATGTCGGATGGGTTCGAAGGAAAAGAAAGACCGGAAGGGAGACTCATTGTATAACATGTTACACGACCATCTTCTAAATGCTTTGATAAAACATTGTAATCACACATCCTTTTGTAAAGGAGTAATGTACGTGACTATATTCAAAATCATTGTAGAAACCTCAATACTTGTAATCTCCGGAAATAGAAGATTGTAATTGTCTAATGCGATAATGTCTAGTGTATCGCAAATTTCAAGGACCGGTTTATATATCGTGCTATGTCTTGGACAAAATGAATGTAAATGTTTGGTTATTTCACCAGAAACATCTATCCACACCGAGTGTTTCCGTTCTTTATGGTAAATTGTGTCTAAAATTTCTTTTGTGCATTCAGGATATTCATTATTGCATATAAATACAACGTCAAATTGGCGAATAGTATCTATCTTGGACTTCTCTATATGAGTATATTCCATTTTAAGGTCATTCAACATAGACATCACACCTTTTCCATAGTGACTATGGTTGTCTAAAATTCCAATGGTATTTGTTTTCCAGTCATGGAAATAATAGGTAAGTAATTTCAATAAAGCCTCTTTTGTTTTCCATTGTCCAACTTCGCCTAGTGTGCGCTGCTCCACAAGTCTCGCATATAAATGGGAAAGACCTAAACTAGTTGCGACATATCCTGCAAGTGTATAAAGCGAAAGGTCGGATTGAAGCACAGTTTCACAAAAGTATAGCGAGCTCTGTGTATTTTCAAACTTGGACAAACATTCTTCAGTCGCGCGATTTGAAACACACAAGTGACTATGTTGATGCAATTTATCTAATTCTTCTGGTGGAGACCATCCAATAATGAGACAATCGTGATGTAGTTGTGAATACCACGGTTCAATAGTTAGAATACCGCCACTATTTAAATAATCTTCATCGGGAAAGATGCGCGTTTCGGACATTTCAATAAAAACGAAGAATCCGTATTGTGTGAGTGTACGTACATCTTTCGGTGTAAGTAGTGCAATGGACGATTTGTTTGGATATTCACTGTTTCGCACATAAACTTTAGAAAAATCCATATCTGTATGGTGGTTATATAAATCACGTAGGTTTAGTTTATTTATAACAATAATATTATTACCAAATACCAGTAGCAAATTGTGGAATCTCTTATTTTCACAGATAATCATAGTTAAAAATAACTATGATTATTACATCATACTAACATTGTATAATATTTGATTTACATACCACCGGGGAAGCCGACTAAATTGGCGCCAATACCGAAACCGGCACCACCGCGTGCAGAAGTCGCCATGGAAGGGACAAAGACATCAAGGACGCTGAATGTGGCTGCGGCGGTCAAAGCAATAATAATAACCTCCTCAAGCTTGAGGGAGTGTTTAGGAATAGCATAGGCGGCAATGGCGACCATAAGGCCCTCCACCAAATACTTAATAGCACGCTTTACAAGTTCGCTAAAGTCAAACATTGTCTAATCTGGATTATACTATACAACGCGAAAAAAAAGAGGCCACAGTTTTATTAACAAAAAGATAGATTATGAACAAAAATACTTAAACATTCTCATATAAGAACATTATAATCGGTTCCTAAATGACTTCCTTTGAACGTAGAACTCTTGACTCAGGGGAGAAAAACCCTAAATATGTTGATGTGTTGGACGAAGATTCATCCATTGCCGGTCAAAAATTCTCTTGTATGTCGTTTTTATCTCCTGATAAGATTCTAGAAAAGCGTGAGTTATACTTGTTTGACCAATTCGTGCAACAATGGGAGTTTACGAAATCTATGACCAAATTCACTGATTTTATTCATTTCATTTCTTACAAGTATAATTTAAAGGTGGATGACGCCATGTCGGATTATAATGATTTTTGTAAGGAAGAGGAAGAACGCCTAAAGGCCGCTTCGGTTACAGATGATTTCCAGAATTTTTTGGATAAAAATGAGGAGAAATTGAATGAGCGTTTTCAACGAGAACATGGTTTTCAAACTTCCGTTCGTGGATTGAAAAACCGCGGCAACTTTGCTACACAAGAAGAGGCCGAAATGCATTGCAAGAAGTTGCGAGAGAAAGATTCCAATCACGATATATTTGTCGCACCCGTGGGTGTTTGGCTTCCGTGGGACCCTAATGCATATAAGACCGGACGCGTCGAGTTTATGGAGGAGGAGTTGAACCAATTGTATCAAGAGAAGTTGAAAAACGAGGCCAAGGCAAAGGATGAATTTGACAAGCGTATTAAGGACACTAAAGAAAAGGCGATTGAGGATAATATTAAGAAGGCCGAGAAGTCGGGCAATGTTCTTACTCAATCTATCAACGAAGATGGCGAGTTGGTCGGTGTTCGTGATACAATCGATTTTGCAAGCCGCGAAGTCGCAAACGACGACGATAAAGAGGCACACGAAAAGGCTGTGTTAGAGAATGCACAATCTGCTGATATTCGCAATGAATATTTACAGTCCAAATAGGGGAAACCAAGTTTTCCCCTATGACCCCTTCCTTTTGGGGGAAACTGTGCCTATGACCCCTTCCTTTTGGGGGAAACTGTGCCTATGACCCCTTCCTTTTGGGGGAAACTGTGCCTATGACCCCTTCCTTTTGAGGGTGGAAACATTCCCAACATTGGTTGACCGACTGAAATTGTATAATAAAAATGAAACGTTTTTATTATATCTATAAGAATTCAAATGCCTAAAGTTCTTCAATATCCAAAGATATTTCAGCTTCGTTAGGAGATGTGTTTGAGGATGGTTCCAAGTCCAGGACATCCAAACCAGCCAAATCAACACTATCGGTATGGATTTGGATACGGTCTTCATCATCGTCGTCTTCTTCCATTTGACGTTCCAATGCACGTGAAACACTGATTTCTTCTAAACGCTCCAATGTTTTTGGTGCCTCGACGATTTCTTCATTCCCATCTTCATTGACTGTGGCGTCCATATCGTTAAACGATAATTTTGTGACTACATTCTCTTCATCCATATTTTTGATAGACGGGACAATCGGTATTTCCTCCCTTTCTTCCTCTTCTTTTGCTGCCGCGTCTTTGTTTTTCTCATCGATTTCTTCATCATTATCATCATTTACCATCTCGGGTTCTTTTACCGCTTCAATAAATACCTCTTCTTCTTGCTCATTACTTTCATCCATATAAGCACGAATAATCGCCTCCGTTGGAATGCTTTCGCGAATAGTAGTCAAAATACATTCTTGAATAATTTGCTCCAATTCACGGGCATTTTTTTGAGTATGCAAAGGCGTCGCATTCTTCTCGAATAAATAGACATTCATATATACCTTTCTCGCAACGTGAATATATACCTTGTGAATAAAGCTGTCCAATTTAGGTATGGATATATCAATCTTCTTTTGCTTATTGCCTACACGAATGCAGGTAAGCACCTTGAGTTGAATAATATGAACACAAGTAATCAAATCTTCTAAATAATTGCATCCCGAACGCTCAATAATTCTCTGGCGCTCTTCTTCAACAATTACATTGTTCCATTTAGGAACACGTGAGAGTAGGTTTTGAAAAGTCATTAAATATTTGCCCATTTCGTCTGTATCAACACACATTTTCCACGCTTCATTGAAAATAGAACGGATGCCTTCATCCACTAAAGGACTGAAAATACTGACTAAACGGCTACACCATTCGTTGCGAGCTTCGTGCAGGTTGGAAATCACAAAATCGTCCATTTTTACATAGTAAAGATATTTGGATATGGCTATTTCACCGAATCATCGCGGTTCGTAAAATTGATTTGTAGAATGTAATTGATTGGTTGTAAATTAACAACCGAACTTATTATGGAGGAAATTGTTGCGATTATTATATGTATGTGCCTTTGTGTTATGGGATGTTTAACGTGTATGGAATGTAGCTCTGATGGAGGCCACGTTGATATGATCGAAATAGTAGAAACTCCTATAACAGTATCACATACTTCGCCTTCGCCACCCGCGAAACAACCCAAATTGAGTGTAATGAATCCGGACCATTTGGAAGTATAAAATTGAAGGGCCTTTTATTTATATCATAAACTCCAACCAATAAATCAAATATGACTACTTATTGTTCTCAACTTCACACAGAATGTCCTGCCATGCAAAAGTATCTTTCCTTTTATGCAGACAGAGGAATGGGATTTCTACTGAGTGCTGCAGGAGGGGGGGAAAACTGGACAGTAGAAGACCCCGTTCGTCAATCTGCAGCGGCAGTCTTATTACAGGGAATGAACTCAACCACATCATACACTGTTCCGAAATTGAATGAAACGGAACACACCGCGACACGGAATTTAGTCGCAAAGGTATTGCTTCATATGAAATATGAACACCACAAAACAGTGTAATGCTCGTCGATGCGTTATAAAAAACAACAAAAAATCATTATAAACATATATTTAGGCGTTATGGAACAAGTATTCGTTGTAGCCGTTCTTATTACAGTGCTTTTTTGTTTGACGAAGTTTATTGAAGTTCGCTATTTGAATGAAGACCCGAAACCTTTGAAGGAAACGGTTCGTGATGGTTTAGTTGTTATGGTGTGTTCCATTATAGGCACGTTTATCTATTTTCAATGTAGTGGAACCATTTCCGATTTTTTCAATGTGGTAACGGAAACCAAGGTGCTCAATTCTGCGAACACGCAAGTGTTTACAGACAGTCCTGCTTTTTAATTTACAATGATTTGTCGTATGCGGTATAGACACAATATAGTATTCTATTTACTATATTATGGATGAACAAAACACAAACAAACATATAGTGATTGAAACTACAGTGTCAAAGAAAACCAAGAAGGTGACTACCGAAAAACCCAAAAAACAACGTGTTTTTACCAAAAAACCTTATTGGGCGACTATTTCAGACCAATTAGTTGAACAAGAAGCGTGTGGGCTATATGAACTATTGCAAGATGATGATACTAGTTCAGATACATCAAAACTGATTTCTCAACAAGTTCGGTCCAAGATTTCTGGATATGCATCCCAGGATCGCCTAAAAGGGTTATATTTGAGGGACCAATTTATCCAATTTCAACAAATCTTGGACTTGTTTCGTGAAACAGACATGAAATGTTACTATTGTAAAGAAACGACGCAGCTCTTATATGAACATGTGCGAGAACCCAAACAATGGACTTTGGAACGTTTAGATAATTCATTGGGTCATAATCACGGAAATGTGGTCATTGCTTGTTTGAAATGCAATTTACGTAGGAGAACAATGGCATCGGAACGATATGTGAAAACAAAGGCGATGTCCAAGATTGTGAAGTTGGAGTAAAGTAAATTCCTCATTATGGGGGTATTGTGTTCCGCATATAATCCCCCTACCCTACCTATAAAACTAACAACTTCCAAAAGGAATATAAATGTTCCCTCTTTCATTATAATAATGGAAACTGTCCAAGAAATACCTCAACTACATCAACATATTAAAAAGAAATTAGACGGTTTCTTGTCTTCTCGGCGCATTCCTCATCTTTTATTCCACGGTTCAACTGGAACGGGAAAACGAACTCTTGTTTATAATTTCATTAACAAAATATACCAAAATGAAAAACATAAATTAAAGACCAACGTTATGTTTGTGAATTGTGCGCACGGAAAAGGCATTAAATTCATTCGCGACGAACTCAAATTTTTTGCAAAAACAAACGTCCAAGGAACGCAAGGTATTCAATTCAAATCCATTGTTTTGTTTAATGCAGATAGTCTGACGATTGACGCTCAATCGGCCTTACGTCGCTGTATTGAATTGTTTAGTTATAACACTCGTTTTTTTGTTGTTGTAGAAAATAAACACAAACTTCTTACCCCCATTTTATCGCGATTTTGTGAAATTTACGTCCCTGAACATATTGATGAGCAAGGTCATTTGCAAAATTTACATCAATTCCATTTACAACACGATTATGGACCCATAACGAATCACAATTCTTGGTTTGATTTGAGAATACATTCGGATATTACACAAATTGAACGTATAGGCATTGTTACTGACGCTTACGAAAACGGATTGTCTTGTCTGGATCTCATTCAATGGATTAAACAAAATAATCAGTTGTCGGAAATATGCAAGGCGAATATAGTAATGCATTTTCATAAAATTAAAGTCGAATATAGATGCGAGAAATTATTGATGCTATGTATTTTGGACAAGGTTCGTATACAATGATGATTACAAAATTGATTTAAATGAATACTGTATTTGTGTATATATCATACAAATACAGCAAAATATGCCTACCACAATTCATAATCCCCATCCATCCGTTTCTTTACAGATTGGCGATTGTGCGACCTATGCGAATACATTGGATGAAAAATCGGTTTCTATGATTTACTTGGATCCACCGTTCAATTCCGATCGAAATTATAGTATGAGCGTCGATTCAGACATCGGTTTTGGCGACAAATGGACGAATGCCTCTTATGAACAATTCTTGGACATCGTTATACAATCTTTGAAACGGGTTCTAAAAGACGACGGAACGCTGTATTTCCATATTTCCGCAGTATGTATGTTTATTCCCGAAAAAGTGTTGCGACATCATTTCCCAGTCGTGACGCCCATTTTCTGGAAAAAATGCCGGTCCAAGAACAACGTGAAGAACAAATTGGGGGCGACGATTGATATTATTTTCAAATGCAACAAAAAGGAAAAACACAAATTCAATGTAGTTTTACAAGAAAAAGACGCCACTTATTTGAAAAATTCATTCAAAAACCGCGACGAATTGCGCGGGAATTATTCTCTTGGACATTTGGTCACAGAGAAGACGAAAAAAGGCTATATGTATTCCTTTTCAGTGGGGGGTTTCACATTTAATCCTCCATCCGGATGGCGGATCAAAGAAAGTGAATTGGCGAAGTTGCGCGATGAAGACCGCCTTCATTTGCCGAAAAAAGAGGGGGGTAATTTATATAAAAAAATATATCTCTCTGAAAATCCGGGCAAACCTTGCACGGATTTATGGGACGATATACACTCGATCAGTCAGGGATCGGAAGGTCGGAAATATCCGACCGCCAAACCCGTGAAACTACTTGAACGACTGATTGAGATTAGCACGGACAAAGGAGATTTGGTGTTGGACCCGATGTGCGGTTCGGGAACAACGGCAAGTGCATGTGTGAATACAGGGCGTGGTTGTTTATTGAATGATGCGAATACGGATATTATACAAATCGTTACATCGCGATTTCAGCCATAGGCTGTGCTTGGCTGCATACTTCAGCGAGAATGTCTAGACTCGTGTTTTTATTGATTTCGTCGATGTCTATGTTGGAAACATCGTCGACTATACTATTTACTAAAGAACCCAACAATGCGTCAACATTGTCCTGTTGGATTTTTAGACAAGGAATCGAACATTTGTTTTTTTCACTTTTTCCTAAAAGAGCTCCTACTCCATTGTTTAGAACCAATCGTATACGTAAATGGGTGTTTACTTCGATTCCGTCTTTTCTACGCCATATGGCGCGACTAGTCTTGGCTCTGGACTTTTTTAGATAGTAATCCCAATCGCGATGGGCGACAAACTCGGGAAAATTGTCCTCTTTGGGATATGTAATGAGTTTTTTGTGTTTTTTATGATTGACTAAAACATATTCGGGGTATTTTGTGTATAATGTCCACAACAGGTTTTTGGTTTGGTCACTCGAAATCTTATCGAACTCAGCGTCGAATATGTTGGCTACTTCTGAACGCAATGTAGGGGTCACATCTTTTCCGCGATTTGCGGTTTTGAATTGGTCAATGGATGTTTTAATAGAAGCACCCAGTTCGGGATTGAATTCGGCCAATTTGCTGGTGTTGATCCAATCAAACGTTCCCGTATTTTCGTGGTTTTTTATGCTTATTGAGAAACATTCGATTCCGATGGTAACATCACAATCTGCTTTTTGTGTGGTTCCACCGAGATGGCGCCAAACCGGATCAGCGCTACACTGAACTCTTTCTTGGAGAGTTGTATTCATTTTCATTGATGGTTTGCGATTATATAGTGCGACGATGAGTTTTTCATTTAACACTCCACCATAATGTGTTTGTCCTCTGGTTAAATAGGGCATTTTTAGTAACAAGTGTGTTAAGTTATGTGTAATATCTTACTATAAATAACCCTTCAATTTTATATAATAAAATGCGGGTAAATCAATTCTATGTATTAAGATATACAGTATGCCCAAAGATAAAAAGGGACTTCAACAAGGGACATATTTGGAACGAAAAGTTTGTAAACTTACCGTCTGTGATAATGGTAATGATTGTTTAGGTCCAACCGGTCCGCGTGGAAGAAGAGGTGTAGACGGATTAACCGGAAGTACTGGGGCTACTGGTGAACAAGGTCCTGCTGGTCAAGACGGAAGTTTTGGCGGTGCATCATTCGATTATTTATTTAGTAGTGATACGCAAGATACTGACCCAGGTGTTGGTTATGTAAAAATAAACGATATACTACAACTATCCTCTTCATTTATGTATATTGATAGTGAAAATAGTGATGGTGCGAATATAGACAATTTTATGGAAATAATTAAGAACTCAACATCGCAAATTAAGGGTTTTGTTAGAATGAATAATTCTGTAGATAATGATTCTTTTTTATTATTCGCAATTACTGATTTAACAGATGAAGGTGGTTGGTGGTCAATCAATATAGAACATCAATCTTCCTCGGAAAATAATCCATTTTCGAATGAAGAAGAATTAATAATTAGTTTTGTTGTTTATGGTAATAGAGGAGAACAAGGTGCAACTGGTCCTACGGGTGAGCAAGGTTTTACTGGCGAACAAGGTCCTACTGGTGAGCAAGGTCCGACTGGTTACACTGGCGAGGCAGGACAAGATGCGGATACAGGTGCAACTGGTCCTACTGGTGAACAAGGTCCGACTGGTGAGCAAGGTCCTACTGGTTACACCGGTGAGGCAGGACAAGATGCGGATACAGGTGCAACTGGTCCTACTGGTGAACAAGGTCCGACTGGTTACACCGGTGAGGCAGGACAAGATGCGGATACAGGTGCAACTGGTCCTACTGGTGAACAAGGTCCGACTGGTGAGCAAGGTCCTACTGGTTACACCGGTGAGGCAGGACAAGATGCGGATACAGGTGCAACTGGTC